CCTCTGCGGTGTCGTGCTGTTGCTAAATCCTGCAACCACAATGTGCGTATTTCCTTTATCATCGAGGAAAAGGCTTCAGTTGGATATCTGTCGAGATATCCAGAATATTTTGTAGCAGCTTGATGCAGACCAGAGTGAGTAGACATGAAGTTCTTGTCATCACCAAGTGCAGCCAATACCGACTGCATCTCTGATGCTGCTTTTTCTTCGACTCCTAGGTTTAACTCGACCCCACTGATAATCCCGTCGAGATTAAATGCATTTCCTTTTCTGGCATTTATGTCAGATATTCTCAGGCTGTCACCAACTTCCCAGCCTTTTGTAAATTTATCGTCAGAAGCAAATGCCACGTACGGACTACTAATGATGTTCGCAATAGCTCTAACTTCGTCTTGATTCTCAATTACTGAAGACTCATCATTTGCGCGAAGCTTTTGCAATAATGAGCGATATGCTTTGACTTTGACTGACGTTGAAGCAAAATCACGGCGTAAATTTCGTGACTGTGTCTCATTTAGCTCGCGTGTATTACCCAGTATCTGTCCAGAGCCAATTCCCCCACCTTTTGTGCGTTCAGGTATGAATATTCCATCATCTAGTTCTGCTACTCCATGATGAATAAAGTACGCGTTAGTTGGTGTTGGTGAAATAAAAAGGTTATCTTGTTCTTGCTGACTCAGAGACCTTATTGAATCAGCTTCGCTTTTAAGAACTGCAATTTTTTCTTCTGGTATTTCTTCAACATCTAGAACATTTTGTTCATCTCGTATTTTTTTGCGATTTTCTTCAAATTCTTGAATTCGTAGGCTTTCTTCAGCAAGATAAAGTTTTTCTTTTGCTTCCGTAACCCTACTTGACAGGGCTTTTTTAATTTCGCTTTCCCGTTGCGCAGGGTCGTTAATGTTTCTACTATCGAGGTCTTGCTCGATGAGTGCTACGTGTTCTTCACGTGTTTGATTTGCTGGATTTATTCCAGGTTTATCAATATCGATTGTGTCGACTGGCTCGTTGCTTCTTGAATTACCGCTAAGAACGACACCGTTATCTTTTCCTGTCCAATTCCCGGACCGCTCTAATTCGGCAATTGCAGCCCTTAGGCCTTCAACTCTTTTACGAGCCACAGCAACTCTTTCTTCTACTGGGCTGGTTTGTTCTGTTGTGTTTGCCTGCCCAGAAGAGAGTCGCACGGCTTGTCGAACCGCCTGGGTTTCATCGTTTGTGCCTATAAACCTTGGACGCGTTGTACCCTCATCGACCCACCCGTCTGCATCTGGGTCGAAATCACTGCCGGTTGGTTTTCTGCTTCCTGGCACCCCTCCTGTTGGAACATCAATGTCTCCACGACGACGCCTACGTCCGCCTCCAACATTTGGCCTATCAATAAGACGACCGCCCACATACGAGGCAAGGCGACGACCAATGGCCTTGGTTTCCTGCTCTAGCTCTCTACCTTTTCGGGAAAGCTCAAACGGAATCTCAAATTCCTCATCTGCGTTAGACATCTACAAAATGATACCACTTGTATAAAACTCAATAAAAATGAATTTACGTGGTGTTAAGACTTTAATAAAGTCTTGTGTTACATTTTGTGCAGGTTACGGACCATGGATATCGCTTAATCATACTTGGCGGGTGCTCGCAATCCAGGGCTCGTGTGGCGCGCTCGTTAAGGCAGTTTCGTATCCACGCAGAAAGGGATAGTTGCTCCTCGGATGAGGCTTGTTTCCAGCGCTCTCTTTCTGCTTCTGTGGTTCGGATGAGAACGGACTTATCGATTGGGGCGTCGTCTTCTTTTGCAACAGGAGCAATAGTTGGGCTGATTGTGTCAGCAACTTTTTTCATTGCCGCCATCATATTTGAAGCGCTTATATCTTCACTCGTCAAAATCTTTATTTGCTTCTTCACCGTAATCCTCCTCGGATTCATCCAGACCTGAAAGCTCGACTATTTCGGCATCAATTATGTCCGAACTATCTGTCCCTAGAAGAGACTTTACTGTACTTTCGGGCAACACGCCGGATATAGCCATCAGTTCCAAAAGTTTTTTTGCTTCGGACTCTGGGTCAAAACCAATCGCCGGTCTTTCAACTCCTGGCTGGCCGGCAATAACTGCTCGTATATTCGTATTATTGTTGACATCCATTTGCACATTGACGTTCGTCTGTTCCATGCCAAGGAGTTTTGTCCTCCTGTCCATGATTGATAAAACCTGCTGAATAGCCTTGAGGTCTGGCTCAATTTGAATTTCCGTGCCATCCTCCTGAACCTCCCTGCGATGTTGCGTCATTGGCCAAATCGCCTGCTGTAGGTTGTCCAGCCGCTCGAGCTCAAGCCGAAGAACTTCGGGGTAAGCAAGAATTGCTTCCTTGTTCATTTTTTCCAATTGGCGCTGAACTGAACGAGTGACAGATGATGTGGATACCCCGAATCTTCTGGCTATTTCCTGCACTGACGTTCCAGCCTGGCGCATCTTAAAGATGCGTATATCGCGCTCGTTCAGAAATTCACGAGTCGTTATCGGCTTTGTTTTGTCATCACTCATGTTGTTGTCTTCATCCACTCTATCACTTCGAATGGGAAGCGTTTTCCGCGTTTCATCTTCAGCGGCCAGTGGCGTTCATCGCGAGCACCTCTAAAGTGCTTAACGTCATAGACGTAATCGCCACCAGCAGTTGGGTCTGGCTGTAGGGATAAGCCAAATTCTGGCCAGCGCGACCAAACTGCAGAACCGAATGGACGCAAATCCCTTGACGTAGAACTTGTACCAAGTGGGGCATGGTGCTCAATCCATAGAGCGCAACCATAAACAACGCGAATTGTGTCCAAATATTTAGCCACTTCAATAGCGATTGATTCAGAAGTTCTCCCACCTGGGTCAAGAAATGCCTTATATAGCGGCCCTATCACGAGAAGCTGTGGCCTAACTTGGTCTAGCGCATCTTCAAGGATTGCCCTGTCTGCTGCCTTGAGCAAGTCCATTCCTGATGGTTTGGAAAGTAGGTGTGCGTCAATGCTGTCAGTTCCTGCGTGGGACATGGCCTGGAGAGCAATTGAGCGTGATGTTCTTCGGATGATTCGTTCTGGGTTTTCTAGGTCAACGGTAAGCGTTGTGATTCTTGGCATTTGCTGAAAAGAAAAAGGATTTATTCCAGCAGCCGTAAGAATTCCAACCTGACGCGCAAGCATGGTTTTACCAACACCTTCTGCGGCTACGACTATCACTCTTTCGCTTTTTTCTAATAACCCAGGAATAACCCATTCATATGTGTCGCCAGTGGTTTCACTAAGAAATTCATTCCACTGAACAAGACGACCAGTATCCAGAACAAAGGACACAGTTGAAGAAGCAATGATTAGATTGCTCTTTGCAATTTTCTGTTTTGCATTTAGGTCGGTTCGCGCAATCAGTTCGCTTAGCTTCTCAATTGCGGCATCTTCTGGAGTTTGTGGCGACTCAACTTCAACCTCTTTAAAATCAATTTGCTCAAAATCTTGATTTTCCGCGTCCTCGAAAATTGGCAGCAATCCATCGATTGAGCCACCACTCGACATGTGGTCAGTAATATCCTTGTGTGATGGGCAAACCCATGCCTGCGCGCTGCATCCAGCTGCAGAAAGTGTCTCCACTACTTCATTGGCGTGTTTTACCCCAATTTCATCATTGTCGGCGATGACTTCTACAACGGCTCCAGCCAGTGCCTCTGTGTGGATGTCGAGCCATTTACCAGCACCGCCAGGCATCGTTGTTGCAACAATCCCCATGTCAATGAGTGTGTTGGCATCCTTTTCCCCCTCAACAACCCAAATTGGCACACCATTTTTCTTGGCTTCAAGAACTGCTGGCAAATTGTAAAGAACTTTCGGCGTATCGCCGAGAGCATAAACCCAGCCATTTCGCCCATCTGGCTTTCTCTGACTGAATGATTTCTTGCCATTCTCATCGACGTATCTAACTTTTTGAAATAGCAACTGATGATTTTCATCAACAAAGTCATACGACTCAACAAAAGTCAACTTCGGTTTCTGTGTGGGTATTGGTTTTTTTTCTGTCTTTATTGGCTTGTCTGTTGCAGCATTTCTGATGACAGGTTTTGAATCCTGCGGCATTAAGTCCGAAACGCGCAAACCAACCGAACTGCAAATTTCATCAACATTGCACGACATTGCGCGGTGGCAAGTAACTAGAACACGGCCGTCGTTCCCCTCCGAGACAGATAAGGACGGGTTTGAGTCGTCGTTTCTGCACGGACAGCGAGCAACCCATCCGGTGCTTGTTTTACGGACGCCATCAAGCAGTCCGAGAAAATTTTCTACTGGGTCGGATATTTGGGTCATTTGGTCACTTGAGATTCATTCCTGGAATAAGAATTATCGGTTCACGCGGAACCAATTGTATTTTCATTCTACGTCGCAAAGTCTTCCGTTGTCGCTCGGTTGTACCAGCCCAGATACCGTACTTTTCGTGGTAAATGCTGTATGCAAAACACTGTTCTATTTTTGCGCATTCATTGCAAATTTCAATAGCGAGCTTGGTGTTGTCTCGAGACTCGATATAACTTTCCTTGAAATCATCGCTCTCTCGGTCAGCGTGTGGAAAGAAAATGTTTGGGCTGTAATTTTTGCATGCGCCATCAGTCGGCGGTCTATCCACTCGTACTGGAATTTCACTTTGCGTATATGGATAGCTTGGCACTGTTCCCCCAATCATGAACTATAAATTGATGGGAGTGATGTTAGCGGGTGTCAACCAATCTTGTCACGTCTCTGGCGGAAAGAAATATTGTCGCACTGCGAATAACCAGTTGACCAGATATATCTTCTGAAAGAACATCTACAGCGTCTACGGGAATCGAGAATCTTGTTGCTAGCGCGGCTCGCGTGCGTTCAATTTTTACTTCGTCGTCAGCAAGGGCTTCATCTTCGGTTCTTATCACCCGAGGTCCGACGAGCGCGCGAATCTCACTGGCTTTTTGTTCAGCGCGCAAACACCACGCACAAGCTAATTCTCCAGTTGATGCTGCACGTTTACGTATCTCAGTATGACCACATACTAGGACGTGATGATACGAAACATGACCCCAAGCACCGACTCTTTTTATTTCGGCTATTTTGCGTCTTGGTGAGCGCCTACGCTCGGATGTCATTAAGACTCGGTTTGAAAATTATTTAAAAAGCTTTCGCAAGAAGCTCTTTAGCCAATTTTTTGCCTTAGTTGTATCGACTTCAACCTTGTCTGGAACTGACTGTTCAATTTTTTCTTCAATGGCATCCCATGCCTTCATGAATTCATCCGTGTCAGCAAGATACGAGGAGGCAGAATCCTTTATCTTGACTGCAGCTTTCGATGCTGACGTCTTTTTCGCCGCAGGCTTTTTGGCTGCTGGCTTTTTCTTGGCCGGAGCCTTCTTAGCTGCGGCTTTTTTTGCTGTTGGTTTTTTGTTCGTTGTCATGGAACAGACTCTAGTGCATAAATCGAGTCCGCGGTGAAAGGGATATTTTATTCAAAAAACATATTTACGGTTCAACTTTTTAATAATGATTAGTATTTCGATGTGGAGCAATACGTTGACGATTTCGGCAAGATGGCCTTAGCCCTGACGTCGGCCCAGTTGGCTAAAGATGTTGCCATTTCCGAGCACGGAATCGGAGAGGACGTGGCTACACACTTTCTTGGATGGTCTCCAAAGTACTTAATGCTTATTGCCCAGATGAAGCAGTCTGTCACCAATCTCCCACACGAAATAAAATTTGAAAAGTGTAAAGAATTATGCGGATTAATGCGAAAATACTGGGGTATTGCGTCGCTGACGATGGTAGCTGAGGGATACTGCTCCTACGACGCAGCACAGACCAAAGGGTCCAGTCTGGCAGCCGCATTCGTGGACAGGGACAACTCTGTGTCTGAGTGCATAACGATAAGCCATGCCTCTATTGACGATTCAGACTCGGTAACGCCGGTTTCGATGGTCGCCGCACCATATTCCGTTTCAATAGGTAAAAAAGTTGATTGGGCAGAAATGCTCTTTTACCCAGAAAAAGCAGACAAATACCTAAAACAGGCGAAATATCCGCAGATGATAAGAAATTCGTTAATGGGGAACGTGGTCGATGAAGTGAGCCAGGGGCAAATCATGCGGGTTAGGGATGAAATAGACGAACTTGGCTTTCTAATTCAAGATTTTACTGTTTAAATATTAGGTATAATTAAATATTATGGGAGCTTTTTACGATAGTCCTGCATTTGGAGACGGCTCCAAGGGGGAAGTAGAAATAATTGCAGGCGTAAAGATTCACCGAGCGAGCCGTCAACCATGCCCAGTTTGTGGTCATCCGACCGGTGATTGTGGTGGAGAATCTGGGCCACCAAAAACTATTTTTGGTTACAACACGAATTCATCTCTAGATGACAATTTGACTTTTTATGTTGAAGAAGATTATGTTGAGGAACACGAAATAGCACCAGGCGTTACAACGAAAACAATAATTTATCGAGCTGGACAACACATTCCATTAAATACAGCAAAAGAGCTCGGACTAATTTAATTTTTTCCACGACGCTGGACCATTTCAGTATTTTTTTTTCGGCTACACTCTTTTCTCTTATACGCTCACCGCACCACACAGTAAGGAATTAAATTAAAATGTCTATTCTTGACCCATCTTTCATCGCAAGTTACGCAGATAAAAAAACACCATGGGGTTTCGGTGGTTTGGGCGAGGTCGTATACCTGCGCACATACAGCCGCCCAGTCGATGGAACTGGTCGCAATGAGACGTGGACCGAAACAATTACCCGCGCAATTAATGGCGCAATTGAAATTGGCGTTCCATTTACGCCAGAGGAAGCAGAAAAGCTTTTTGACCACATGTTTAATCTGCGTTGCTCACTTTCGGGGCGTGCTCTTTGGCAACTTGGCACACCGCTTGTCAAGAAGTTCAATGCAACTTCTTTGAATAATTGTTACTTCACGAATATTGAATCGATTGAAGATTTTGAATTGCTGTTTGAATACCTGATGCTGGGTGGCGGCGTTGGATTCTCGGTAGAGCGCTCGAAGATTCACGAGCTACCAAAAGTTAAGCCAGGCGTCGTCATCACTCATGAGCGGTCAAATGACGCAGACATTATCGTTCCCGACTCTCGTCAAGGATGGAAGCGACTCCTTCATGCAGTTCTTAAGTCATACTTTGATACTGGCAAGTCTTTTTCGTACTCGACAATTTTGATTCGTGAATATGGCGCGCCATTGAAGACGTTCGGCGGTACCGCATCTGGTCCAGGCGCATTAATTGACGGAGTTGCCGACATATGCAAGGTAATGCAGAATCGCGAGGGCAAGAAGCTTCGTTCAATTGACGTGCTCGACATTTGCAACATCATTGGTCGCATCGTTGTTTCTGGTTCATCACGTCGCTCAGCACAGATTGCTATTGGTGACCCAGACGATGTTCTGTTTATTCGAGCAAAGAACTGGTCAACGGGTAGCGTTCCAGCGTGGCGTGCTAACTCCAACAACTCCATCTATGCAGATGCATACGAAGAAATCATGCCAGAACTCTGGAAGGGTTACGACGGCTCAGGCGAGCCATACGGTCTTGTTAATCGCAAGCTTGCAAGGAATTATGGCCGACTAGGCGAAAGAATGGTCGACAACAGCATTGAGGGCTTCAATCCATGTGCGGAAATTGCTCTCGCAGATGGCGAGTCATGCAATCTAGCGACAATATTTTTGCCAAATGTCGAATCACTTGAACAGCTAAAAGAAATATCAATGTTGCTGTACAAGGTCCAGAAACAGATAACCAGGCTTGACTACCCATACGCAAAGACAACCGAGATTGTTCGCAAGAACGCAAGACTCGGCCAGAGCGTCACTGGAATCTTGCAGGTGGAGCAGGAAAAGATTGAGTGGCTTGATAAGGCGTATATAAATCTCCGTGAATTTGATAAAAAGTACTCGGCAGAAAATAATTGGCCAGAATCGGTTCGCCTTACAACAGTTCAGCCATCTGGTACCTTGGCGCTGCTCCCAGGTAACACGCCTGGTATACATCCAGGATTTGCGCAGTACTATATCCGACGTGTGCGCTTTGGTTCATCGGACCCATTGGTCGATGGTTGCCGTAAGCGCGGTTATAAAGTTCAGTGGGATATCGGAATTGACGGTCGCGAAGACCACACTAAATATGTGGTTGATTTTCCGTGCGAATCGCCAGAGGGCGCAGTTCTGGCCGCAAGCATGACAGCAGTTGAGCAGCTTGAATGGGTGAAGAAGATGCAAACCGTATGGGCAGACAACGCTGTGTCCGTAACCGTCTACTATCGCAAGGAAGAGCTCGATTCAATCAAAGAATGGTTATCCAAGAACTACGACAAGGGCGTCAAATCGGTGTCGTTTCTTTTGCACAGCGACCACAACTTCCCGCTTCCGCCATACGAAGAAATCACCAAAGAGGAATACCAAAAACTGATATCAAAAATAGATTTTTCAATTCCTTTGGTGCAAAATTCCTTTGACGGACTGCTTGCGCTTGATGATTGTGCTACTGGTGCTTGTCCTGTAAAGTAATAGGCCACGCAGGCGTTGGTAGCTCAATCGGATAGAGCAACAGACTTCTAATCTGTAGGTTGTAGGTTCGAGTCCTACCCGACGCGCCATCAAACACATCAATCATGGAGGCTGCAATGGAAGTGAAAGAAAGACAAATTGATGAGTTTGGGTTTGTGCGTCTAGACGCACATATGGCCGACGATATGTCGGTTGTCAATGCAGCACGTGTATCTTTTGCACGACACCAAGAGGAGCTTGATGAAGCAGCAAAAGGATTGATAAATTTCTTAATGCGCGAAAGACATGGCACTCCTTTTGAGCACAATGCATTTAGATTCCATATTAAGTGTCCAATATTTGTTGCTAGGGAATGGTTTAGGCACAGAATAGGTTCATTTAATGAATTTTCAGCTCGATACAGTATGGTCAACGATGAGTTTTTCGTTCCTGCAGAGCACGATGTGAGAACTCAGGTTGGAAAACCGGGCGCATACCACTTTGACCCCGTTGAAAAAGATGTCGCCGATAGAGCTATTGAAAGAATTAAAAATATAAACGAAATGGCGTACGGCACCTACAAGGAATTGATTAATGACGGCGTTGCAAAAGAGCTTGCACGAACAGTTTTGCCAATGGGAATGTACACACAGTTTTATTGGACGGTAAATGCTCGCTCGTTAATGAATTTTTTATCTCTTCGTCTAGACAAGTCTGCACAGGTGGACATTCGCCGATATGCAACGCGTGTTGAAATTGTTTTGGCTCAAACTATGCCTGTCACGTATAAGGCATGGGTTGAAAATGGAATGGTATGTCCATAGTTGATTGAAGGTGTAAAAATTAACCATATTTTTGGCCAGTAGCTCAGTTGGCAGAGCAACGGACTGTTAATCCGTGGGTCGTAGGTTCGAGCCCTACCTGGCCAGCCATTCGGGATGTAGCACAGCTTGGCTAGTGCGCCTGGTTTGGGACCAGGAGGTCGCAGGTTCAAATCCTGCCATCCCGACGAGTAGCATGTAGGCGTCGGAGCGGTGGCAGAGAGGCTTATTGCACCTGTCTTGAAAACAGGAGTCCGTTTGCGCGGACCGGGGGTTCAAATCCCTCCCGCTCCTCCATATCCAGTCTGGGTAGCCCAATGGCAGAGGCACGGCGCTTAGGACGCCGCCAGTGAGAGTTCGAGTCTCTCTCCAGACACTATATTTTTAAGGGCTGCCCTTGTAGCTCAGTGGTAGAGCACCTCACTTGTAATGAGGTGGCCGTGGGTTCGACTCCCACCGAGGGCTCTACTTTTTGCTAGGTTCTATTTATGTCCGTAAAAATCATCAAAAATGTCGATATCGGCAATATTCCGCCTACCCCGGCGATTCCGATTATTGATGATGCTCGGACCCCGGAAGCCACATCCAACCTTATTGAAATCGCTGGATTCCACGGATATCCAGTAAGTTACCGACAAGAACAGGGTGGGCGACTGATTCAGAATATTGTCCCTGTGCATAAAAACGAAAACCAACAAATATCTACGTCGTCAAAAGTTGAATTATATCTTCATACCGAGACGGCTTTTCACCCGTATAAGCCAACACATGTAATTTTGATGTGTTTACGCGGCGACGAAACAGCACTGACAACATACTCCTCCCTTGATGACATAGTCTCCGAGCTTTCTGAAGAGCAGATAAATGTTCTCCGAACTCCAAACTTCACAACTTCATTGGATGACAGCTTCATGATGGATGGGGAACCGGATTTTACTCTCGGAATAACTCCTCTTTCTCGCGACAAAGCCGGCCATGATGTATTCACATTTGATTGGGCGTTAATGAGAGGTAAGACCACAGAAGCGCAATCGACTCTTTCCGCTGTTCGTGATGCAATATCAAAGACCACAAAAGAAGTGGCGCTCAAGTCTGGTGAAGTTATGGTTATAGACAACAGAGTTGCTGTACATGGCAGAAAGCCGTTTCAACCAAAATATGATGGGAGCGATAGGTGGGTGAAGCGAATCCTAACCATAGATAGACTTCCGCCAAGAAAATACATGGACGAACATGTAATTGATTTCAATTTTGAAGAGGAGGCGATGTGAGCTTTAAAGAAATAGGTCTCTCCGAAGAGTTCGAATTTTTGCGCACACGTTTTGTGGATGGGTACGATAATCACATTGCGGTTGGAGAAGGGTGGGGTGGTTTGATAAAGGAATGTCACAATGCATTAATTGCGTTCGACCCAAACTATAAGATTTATCAAATAAAACAAAAGTTCGGAGGCCTAAGGTACTACGTTAAGCCTTCAAATGATGCTCTGGTTTACAGGACTAGCGCAATTGTCGCGCCGTTTGAGAAAAGGTCGTATCTGATTTGTGAAGCATGCGGAGTAAATGGAAATTTAAGAGTTAAAAATCGTTTTTACCAGACACTGTGCGTTCAGCATGGACCGGAAGACTACGGGTTTATTAGTGCATCCACAATATACCACTAGCATGTACCCAATAACGATAAGGCAATCTCGTTATGGTGGGACATATGAGGGCGGCGAGTGGTATGCGTATCACGGAGACATAGAGCTCACACAGGGGTATTACGACTACATCGATGGCGATGACTGCGACGCTCTGGATTTTTGGGATTCGGACGACTCAAAATTTTTTGGTATTGGCGACACACCGAACCAGGCACTCGAGGATATGTTGGACAGAAATCCAGTTATTCGTACATCTCCCGATTGGGAATAGTCAGGTCTTTTCTCATTCTGAGAAATGTTTTTAGCATTACCGCGACTATTACCGGAGCAAATATAACTACAGAAACAAACTGGCAGCCCTTCTTGATGTCCATCACCTAAAATCACCACTCCCACTTATTGCCCCACGCTCTTTCCTATCGGCAAGTTTTACAAGATTCTCGTGAGCTACATTATCCAGCGTGACATTTATCTCAAGCGCTAATTGAGAAACATACCAAAGAACATCTCCTAGCTCTGATGCTAATTCAAACCGCTTTTCTTCCGTCAGGCGTGAATCATAATCACGAATGACTTTCTTAAGTTTTCCCGCTACTTCCCCAGCCTCGGAGCAGAGACCAAGAGCTAAGTATTCGAGCGCTTTGCCCTCTGGGTAGATTGCAGTAGAGCTGGTTCGATGTTGGTAGTCGTTAAAATTCATGATGGGGCCTATCTATTTTTGTGATACTTAACTTTGTTGTATTCATTTTAGTGATTGCAATGTGATAATGATTGCCATGACAGCACTTATAATACTTGGGTTTTTGGGCCTTGTTGCCGGAACATTTCACATTTTTCTAGCTAGGTCGATAGACCAGTACACCGGCTATGGCCAGGGCGGCACATTCCGCGAGTGGAATGAATTCGAGCGCGAAAAGATGCTTCTCCCATAAGGGGGCTAGCTTTCAATAAAGATACATTCCCCAGGGCACTCTTCGGCAGCTTCTATTACGTCAGATAGTCTTTCGTCTGCGAAAGAAGCCATTCCTTCCGCTCCTTCCGGGTTCCCCACAGCGGCCGCATAAATCTTGTCCCCTTCGCGTACATACGCAAGACCGTCTGGCATCATATGAAAAACATCTGGGGCTATCTCCGCGCAAAGACCATCTCCAGTACATAAGTCTTGGTCAATCCATACTCTCATTGCGCAGTTTCTTGTCCGCAGTAAGTCTTTGCTTCATGGAGAACTTCGAACCACTTCTCATCTATGTTCGCGCCGAATTGACTCAGTTCCATGAACAGTCGGTCACCAAGGCCCTTGTCTGACATGTCCTTAAATAATGCAAAGAACTCATGACTCTTCGTGCTTAGGTGTATATCCTTGCGCGTGAATGGATGTGTAATTCTTATGTGCGCAGCATTAAGCATTGGAGTGCAAATGTTGTATTCAGAGTTTTTTGCAGTTGTAAATGCAATCTCTTCGCTGTTCTTTTCCTCACGAACAACTTTTTTCTTCGGGGGTGCTCCAGCCATTACTTATCCTCCGTAATCGGTCCGCCGGTAACCCATGCCCGGCATGATGTTTCACTTTTCACAGTTGCTCCTCGCTATCTGGGATGCCATTGCCGTTTTTGTCTTCAGCATTTCTTCCAGTGGAAATCATCAGTCCTGCAAGTGTTCCAGTTATGAAAGTCGCGACGCTCGAAAGCACGCTAAAAAACATTTTATCGTTTTCTGCTTGAGCTCCTATCGGCTGCGTAACGAATACGAGAGCGTACAAAACACCTATAGTTGTTAGTGTTAAAACTGCAGCAAGTACGCACCCAACAACAAACTTAAGACGAGCATCAAGGTCCGCTGGTGTGAGTCGTGGTTTCATATTTTAATTAACCCTCCTGATTAATCAAGGTTGGAAAAAGAACGGACTGGGCGCACAAAGTACAATTGGTCCTTGCTAACGTTGTAGCCACTAGACCCACTAGCACCAAAAATCTGCACATGTGCGGTTTCGTATGTTAAGTTCATTCCTGGAACACCTTGGGTTGAACTCCAGTATGCGCTACCATCATCAAAGCCTCCAACCATGTCTCGATGGGCGTATAGCTGGGCCATCTCGTCATCGGAAGGCAGGAACCAATCTGTAAATCCATTCCATGAATAACTAGTGCAATATGCTGCTGCGCAGTTGTCCTTTGTATTTCCACTCATTGACGCAATAAGTTTTGTATTGCTTTCTCCTGTGCCAATTTTGTTTCCCGAAGCACCAGAATCTCCGTATCCAGAAGACCAAGGTATTTGGACGAAATCGGGATTTCTGCATGGACCTGCTTCAAACCACAAACCAGTAGTATTTCCATGTGTGGTCGGATTGATAAAAATAACTCCACCCGCAGGTCCCTTATCACCGATTCTTAAATGTTCTATTTTCATGGTGCCGTTGTTGCCTCTGGTGAAATCGTATCTACGCTTATTTCGTTCGGGTCCCATCCAAGCAGCGTTTTTGTGCACGCTCCATCTACCTCGCATATTGGCGGCTCACATTCACTCTTGCCCCAGTTTTCAGGGTCTTGACATTCATATCGGTACTTACCGTCATAACCGCAAGAAGCAATAAGAAGTGCAGAAACAAGAATTAACCTTTTCATTTTGTCTTGAATTCATCCCAGGTTTTGTCACCCACACCAAAATATTCACGAGCAAAACCAGATTGGATAATGTCTTTGTTTAAACAAGCAGTTGTGGGGTCATCTATTTTGTCTGATGAGTAAATTCTTGCCAAAACTCTTCCATATTTATCATTTTTGTCTGGAATAGTGTTTACAAAAACCCATTTATGACCATCAAGCCAGTCCTTGGTAAAAGACTTTGCCTTAAGCCCAAGTTCTTTTTCCTTAAGGTCTTTAGTGCGTGACTCTGGTGTATTAACGCCATATAGACGAACACGAATTTTATGATGGACACTAAATCCAAGGTCAATCATTAGGTCGACCGTGTCTCCATCAATTACATTGAGTACCGTTGCCCCATACCAGAATCGTTCCACGACAAGTTATCCCTACTTGCTGTTCTTTGGATTTAGGCGATTCATTATCGCATCTTGGCCCGGGAACTTGGGACCCATAACGCGTCCTGTTTCTGGCTTCTTTTCTACTCGCGGACCTGGTGCGATTGTTGGTGGCTGTGGCCTATCAGCTCCTGGTCTTTTTGATGAAGGAGTTCCAGGATTTGGCTTTTGTCCTGGTGGGTACTTCTTTCCAGGACTCGGAATACGGTCTGCTGGCTTGCTTGGTTGAGGCCTACTTGGGCTTGGGTATCTGTCGGCTGGCTTGGTATCTTTTGGCTCTGGTTTTTGCCCAGGAGGATACTTTTTCCCTGGACTTGGATACCTATCGGCGGGCTTCTGGTCCCTTGGTTTGGATGGTGACGGCTTTTGCCCTGGTGGGTATTTCTTTGGCGGGCTAGGAAGTCTGTCTACTGGCTTCTTGTCGGTTTGTTTTGGCTTAAGCGGACCCGGTCTCGTATCAGTATTTGGCAATCCACTTGCTACTGGTTTGCCGTTTTCGTCACGGAGGACTCTGTCGAAAGCAGCACGAGCACGTGCTCTTGCATCTCTTTCTTCCTTGCTTCTATCCTCAACGCGTCGATTCATCTTGATTCCCTGCAACTTAAGTTGCTGGCGAACAAACTTTCTTCTCTGCGCTTCATAGTTCGCATCGCTTGAGCGTTGATATGGTTTTCTTTGCTCTTGTGGAGTGCCATCGAAAATCATTCCATCGCTGTCGTGGTCTACGGCTTCTCCTGGATTTGTTCCGGTAGGAGCAGCGCCACCAGCGCGCTGGCCAATTGACATTCCAAGAGCGGCTTTGTACTCATAATCTTCAAGTTCATCTGACTTCTTCTTTGAGTTTTGGTAACGCTCAAGAAGTCTTTTTCCTTTTGCAGCAAGCGCTGCTGCATCTTCCATATTTTTGGGAACTGGTTCCCCCCATGCTGCAGCAGAAAGAGCAAGTCTTGTTGCTCTTCCTTTTTCGTCTTTCATTGGTCCACGTGGGTTGGTGAAAAATCTAGTAAGGAATGAACCCTTGCGACGCATTTTTTCCGGTGTATCAGCTGGGCCTCTTACTCCTGGCTTTAGATTTGCGCCTTCTGTTCTCTTGAAGAACGCTCTACCAGCAGCTGTCAAACCACCCTTTGGGTCTTTGAGTAGTTTTTTCCCGCCTTTTGTTTTTATGTATTCAGGAATTGCCGAGATTTGTTCCTCGGATGGGAATTCGAATTGACCGACACGATTAGAACCGTAATATTCATCGAATATTGGCATGAAATCTTCTGATTTAAGTTCGATTAGCGTTTCATCAATTAGCTGCTCGAGCTCATCTTGTTCTTGGATATTGTTCGCTATTTGCTCTAATTCGGCAAAAAGTTCTTCATCGCTTTTGATTTGTGACATCGCATCTTCCATGGTTCAATTTTCGCACAGATATGAAACTATAAAAGAAACAACCCCCGGTTTCACCGTTTTCACGATTACTCCCGGGGGTTATTTCAACTCAAACTGGATAACCAGTTATTGGGTTAATCAGGATGGCTCTCCGTCGAAGTCAACTTTGACGAATGCTTCTGGACGCTTGACAGCAAGGGCGAGTCTCTGCTCGGCCAAGATGACGATTGCGTTGCGCACGAAGAAGTCTGAGTGCTGTTCCGAAATTCGGATTGAAGCCTCTTCTCTGTCGTACAGCTGAGCACCGGTACCGAATGCACCGACCAGGGCTGTTCCCTCAGCAATTGCCGGGGTGTCAACGACTGGCATTCTCCAAACGCGTGGCTCGCCACCCATTGCAACCGAAACTGCAACGAGGTACTGACCCTGCTGGTCTTTTGTCAATTCGATGTCTTCCCAGTCGTTCGGGTGCAACACGATGCCGGATGGCTCGTAGTAAGCAAGGAACGAGAGGGTTGCGGCACGACGAATTGCATCAGCCTTTGTGTCTGGAACTGGTGAGGTTGCACCGTCTGACCATGCGTACTCCTGAATGTTTGGAGTCTGGAGAACACCAAGAAGGTTTTCGCCAGTTCCATCGCCATTCAAAATCTGCGAGTCTTCTAGGAGACGCAGACCGTACATGAGTTCGTTGTCGATGATTGAACGTAGCTGTGGCTCATCGGCGAGGACGTTGCGGTGTGCAGCTTCCCAGTGTGCCAATGTGCGAACAGGAGCCTGCTCACCAACGAATGCGAACGATGACTGCGGCTTGATACCGAAGTTGCCACCAGAACGCTCAGCAACTGAAGATGCCGAGTTAACACCATGACCAGCCTGAATGGTTGTGAAACCGAGCTGACGGAAGTACTCGATGACAGCTGCTGATGTTCTGCGAACTGGGAACAGGTCGCGAACACGCTTTGTACGCATTGGAGGAAGAACCATGGCATCGCGCTGAACGTTTCCGAAGCTGCCGAGGCGGCTGTCTGAAACTGCCGTTGTTGGCAATGCTGAGTAAACGTCCTTTACGTTGTAAGCGGTCAATGAAGCAGCGACTTGCCATGGTGCAACCATGTTTGCGCCGTTACGGCCACCATTGAGTGTCTTGAACTCAGGTGACTCAATAAACATTTGACCGATTGACTTGATTTCGCGTGAGCTCAATTGACCAAGGTCCGCAGCTGCTGCTGCATAGCTTGAAGCTACTGCTCCTCCCTGTGGCTGTGATGACCATGAGTCAACATCGCCCATTGTCTGAAGGTCAGCAAGCAGTGACTTAATTGACTTAATGTCCTGCATGTTCTTGTCGAATGCTGACTTCTGCTCAGAAGAAACAACTACTGTGCCTTCCTCGATTTTGAATGAGTCCGCAATGGCTTTATTGTCTGCCATTTTGGTGCGAAGAGCTGACTGCAGCTCTTCAATTCTTGCTTTGTCTTGTGACATGATTTGCTCCGTATTGGAATTTGAAGGGTTGAATTACTGCTTACGTCGTGGCTTAGGTAAGCACCCAGCCCTCGTAATATCAAAAATAACAGATGGTTTACATTCTTTAGTGCAACTAATAAAGTTTTATACAAAAGTGTGTAAATAGTAATTGCTATTTATTTTTGACTGAGTTCCTCAGAAATTGCGTGCTTTTTCTTTAGGTTGCTCTTGCCACCGGAACGAAAAACAGTACGAACGGCGTTCATTATTTCTCGGCTTCTGGTTCTCTCCGCATTTCTTCTTCCCAGCGAAGTTGAGCCGGTTCTATTGGCGTAATCGGTCATATTTGTGCAAGGCATCCAAACTGTTCTTCCGTTTTTACTAACTCTCCTGCTTACGCCAATGCAGCCAATTTGCCTAGCTCTTGACCGAGCTGAGTCTGGGTCCATGAACACATCTGTGTCATCTTCCCTTACGTATTGAGGGCCCTGAAGAGCTTTGCCGCTTACCGGGACACAGTTTGGGACCATGCTCCCGTTTTTCCCAGGTTTCATTCCAACCTGTTTGTATCCAGGCCAACATTGACCAGATTCTGCTTTTCCAGCAAAATTCCCAGATACCAATCCGCCGCCGTCGATTGTTTCTATTCCTCGAATCGGCATCTCGTTTAAGTTTTCCCAATTATCTATTCTGCGTTTTTTCTTTTTCTTTCCAGTGCTTCTTCCGGCAGCTTTTCTTTCTCCGGCAACAACGGTTCTCCATTTACTTGTTTCAGCAATATTCGATAGACGCTCAAGCTCACCCATTGATGCACATGGCATCCAGTTGCCATCTTTATCCTTGTGCGCCCCAGAGCAACCCATTTCACGCGCAATTGCAAGTGCGTCAAGCTTCTTGACCAAGTCTGGTTTTTTCATATCTTCCTGCCAAGTTTTGACTGCAGTGCAGCGATAAGTCTTTGATTTCCCTCTGGGACTATTGGCTCGCGCTTTGATTCAACAAGGAATTCAGCGTGCCTATTTGCGCGCCGTGAAGGTGATTCTGGATTTGCCGTTTTTTCGGCAACGTGTGCTCTCACTATTGCTTTTTGTCCGATTCTTTCAACTATCCGATTGATTGCAATAGACGCAAGACTATTAGCCTCTCTTGAAATTAGTTGTCCAGATTTTTTATCAAATCCAATTTTTTGATTATTTTTTATAGAACTAAATACTTCTGAGCGCCTAGCCGAAGATGAGAACAACCTTGCCTTGAAGTCAACTATGTTGATTTTTTCAATAGGGCTCTTGAATTTATCAATCCCCCTGCTAGACGGGGAACGAAATCCATTGGTTTTTGTCTCTGATGGAAATCTTGAAGCGTTCAGTATTTTCTTCTGTGATGTCACGATTGGGGTAGATGGAACGATTACTTCTGGAGAATCAAAATTTATTCCATCAACTATTCTCTGTACCGAAGAGTTAATTTCCTTGAAATCAGTTGCAACAAATCCAGCAGGAAGTGATTTTGTTGCGTACGACTCACGCGAAACAACACCATCTATTAGGCTATTTCCGAATTCGGTTAGTGATTTAACAATAAATTTTGAATCATCATCAATAGCTATGGCATGCGGCATATTGCGCAGGGCATCTTTTATTATGGAAATACGTTTCACTTGCTACCTCCGGAAATGAGACTTCGAAGTACTTGTTTTTGATTTTGTAGTACGTCAAGTCTTGAATTGAACAGTTTAGAAATAATGTTTAAGTGAATTTTCTCCCCATCGGACATCCCATACCCATTCATGTCTGATGCAAATTTTTTTGAGTTAAAACTTCTTGCCCGATTAATCATTTGTGACAAAAGTTTCATAAAAAGAACTCTTTGCTCTGCTCTTAGTTTTTGATAATAGTCAGAATATGCTGGAGTAAGTTGTGCGCCATAAAAATCATTGAGACGCATCTTCATTCTTTTTGTTATTTCTATTTTTGAGAGGTCAATCAATCCTGATGTGGTGTTATCTGCCAATACCGCCCTGGTTCCATCAGCTGTATCTATTGGATAAATTGAGGATGCTGGTCTTGAGCGCTGGTCTGTCAAGAAGTCGCTTACAAGCATTCTTGCAACATCCGCAATATCAAGGTTTTCAAATTTTTGATTCGGGTTGAATACGCCACCAGGGATAGCAGACTCCACGTCCTGTCTCAGATACTTTCTTTTATCGTTTGGTTTTCCAACAAATATCACATCCGGAGACTCCATGCCCAGATGTTGCTGGAGGTCTGACGCAAATCTCTCCGCTAGGTGCTGATAGTTTTTTGGCTTTTCGTAAACGAAATACTTTTGAGCCCCAGACTCAACCGCTGATATCGAATTTGATATTTTCTCCTTGCGGACTAATTGTTGATTTGCTAGAAGTTTTGCGAGAACGATAGGTGTAATTCGTGAAAAACTACCTCCGTCTGCAATGAAACTTATTGCATCATCAAGATTGTTTATTAGCTTTCCTCTCTCGGAAAGAGAAACCGTAGTTCGCGAGGTGCCCTGTTCTTCTTTTGGCAATTTCTGTAGTTTTCGCTTACCAAATAACTTTTTTGCCCAGGCTGTTGTCCCATCAATTATTTCATTAGGATTTTTGATTCCATCAAACGATTCAGAATACTGAATACCATCGCCTATTTCGTCGGCAACATTTCTTAGTCTTGCTCCTGGGTCTTCGCTGTTATTTATTTTTTGTGCTGAATTGACTACTCTTCCAAGTTTTCTTCTCTCGCCAACAGAGAGATTTCTGGCCTTGGACAGGCTTATTGTTGAACCACCAGGTAGAACATAAATCAAACTTTTGATTCCAGTATTGGAAAGAAGTCCAAGCTCTTCTCCGCCAAGGTCGGATGAAGAAAGAGTCGACATAAGGTAGTAGGCGCCTTCCATGTCCCTGTTATCCGGGATAGCTCTCAGCACCTTCGTTGGAACTACTGGTTCTAGAACGAATCCGTCACGCCTAACCATTCTCCTGGCTTTAGTGTTAGACGACAGGTTGAATTGACCGATTTCTTTTATGAGCGCTTTTACCCTGTCTGATGACGCTCTTCTGTTTTCGTTTCCAACGCGGGTAATTTGTGGTTTCCTGCTTGCAATAAGAGAGCTGTCGATTGGTCCGCCAGTAATCGTGCGACCCTGAACAGTGGATGGAAGTCCTGATGTGCCAGCGCCTCGTATTGCTCTAATTGTTGCTCCAAGAGCGGAAGGAATATCAAAAAGTTTTGCACCGCACGTAGAAAGTCTGTTGTCAGTGAATCGCCCGCCGTACTGGTACCCTTCCGGACACCTGTAACCACGATTCTGACCCGGCCTTGAGCCACCCCTGCTCCCACCAAATCCAGGAGTTATTGTTCTGTATGTTGCAGAACGAATAGGGGAACGAATTGGTCCTGTATCTCCTGGCAGAAAGGTGCTGAGTAATGTGCTTCCGAGTTGGCGGCCAAAGTTTGCCTTAGTGCTCATGATTCCATTTGAATCAATTTTATGCTTTCTTCTGGTATTGCCATTAAGACGCGACAGGGCCTTATACTCAACAATCTTTTGACTGATTGCTCCACGCCCGCGAATAAAGTCAAATTTTGATTTAGTGTCCAAATCAGAAAGAATAACTCTCGTTACGATACGAGAAGTTGACTCCGGACAGCAATATTCTGTATCGCTATTAACCACAGCACTCCTCATCGAGTGATTTCTTTTTTACAACACTCTTTGACACTGTGCTGCCTGTTTCGTCCTCGCCTTCAATCTCCCAGTTTTTATCTTCTCTCAAAAAGTCCATAAACTTTGGCTCCATTTCACAGAAGTCGCGCAAAACAAGAAACGCATGCTTGTAGTCATCTTCAGTTACAACTTCAATTCCTTTTGATTCCTGTTGAACAAAGTCGTGAAAAAACACGTCGTCAAAAATTGCGTCTTTTTTTGCCCCTCTAACAAGATTTGCTGGCTTTGCATTGCTTGCCAGCCTTCTGGCAAATTGTGCATCAGTCCAGTTGGTCAGCTTGCGAATCTTCTTTTTACAGTTCTTCATTCCTGGATGGTGGCATCCTTCATTTGGCCATAAACCAGTTGTTTCATGATGAAGCCATGCGCAAATATTGCTCAGCGGATACAGTTCTGGGTGATTCGCTAAAATCACTCTGCATCTCCTGAACCCGCCTGGTTTTTTCATGATTGGACGCCAGTAGCGAAGTAGGCGCTCCAGGTTCCCTCGACGCGGCCCATATCCACGAAGAATATCGCCGGTGACAATCTCCTGAGGGAGTATCCCTCCTAGTGGGTCGGCTTTTATTTCGTCTTCGTTAGACATCGTTGTTATCCTCCAATTGGCGCAAAATATTCATTGCGTTCCAGGCGTCGTCGCGCTGTTGCAGCGATTTAAATGAATAAATATCCCTCTCAGACTTTACCATTCCTCCGCAGCAACTAGTTTGAACTTGAACAACATCAGTCTTTGTGTTTAAAAACTCCTGAATGCGGTCAGATTTTTGTTTAAGCGATTTTTGTTTTTTACCCAATTTTGAAACAACATTTAGACCGTCAAGCATTTTTTTATCTATTGGCTTAGTTTTTAAAATAAATGTGTCGTACCATGAACCCTTGGTTGGATTTTGTGGTGAATCCCAAAGAAATCGTAAAAATCTTGACGAGCGGTTCTTCCTGACGCCGATTGCTTTTGCTGCAAAAGAGAAAAAGTACACGAATACGGCACTTCCGTCCGGACGAACAACTGCACCATCTTTGGAATTTTTATTCGCGTCGATTATGTAATAAATACGGTCTTGGCCTATTGAACCAGCTAATACAGCTTTCATAGCATTGCTCCGCTTCTAGTCACAAGGCTAGGACTTTTCTCTTTTCTCATCTCTTCAAGAAGCTTTTTGGCGTTTTCTGCAATCTCGCGCATTATTTTTTCCCTAAGGACTGTCTCGATGTCGTCGGAGCGCTTTGCTGCTGCACTATAGCTCCTGGCATCAAAAAGATTAATTCCTTCTGGGTGAGCTATCCCTACATTATCAAAACCAAGTTTTTTATATTCATCTTGTATTTTTTTTGCAGCTCTATAGTTTCTTAATTTTTGCATGCTTTGCGTATTCATTTTGCTTCCAGAGTTAATTGAGTAAAAATACTCAATCTCTTCTTGTGAGAATCCTGCCGAACGAAGCCGCTCAGCAATCGAGCGATTATTGACTACGTCAGAAATATCTTCTTTACCAGAATTTTCAGATAGTCGGGAGAATGGGTAGTTGATTTTCTCAACTTCATCCTTATCAAAACCGCCAAGAATTTGTGCTTCGAATACATCCCTGTCCACCCCTTGACCCAAGCTGCCAGGAGTTGGGAATTTGCCATCTCTATCTCTTCCGCTATTTACGGAAGAGAAATCATCTGACATGCCAGCACCGAGAAGATTTAGCGTTGATACTAGATTTCTGCTTTTCGAACCTGGGCTGCTACCACCGATATAAGCATCAACGATGTCATCACGGTTCATTGAGTTTAATGCAACCGGTCTGTGGCCGGTGCTTAACGAATCACCCTTACCATATGCAACTCTGTTCGATACATTTGGCTTGAGTACAACTTCTATGTCGCCGAATGCGGTAAGTCCATCACCGACAATATCTTCGTCCATGATTTCAAAATTTGCATCTATGTCAATATTGCCTGAATTGTTTTGCAATACTTGATTTTGTTTTGCCTTTTTATATGAATTGTGAACAAGATATCCACTTACTGGCCTCAATTCATTTGGAATATCAGAAGATAGACCGATTGATGATTGATAGTCTTTGGCAAAATTAATTGCGGACATTCCGATTCTCTGCGAGGAAGTGGCGTCAGTATCTCCGTCCGACATTTTCCCTGTTAGGACCTGCCTGCGCGTTCTTGACAGAACCCCACGCGTACGACTGTTATTGCGTGTTTCTGAAACATTCTTCATAAATGCCCTAAACCCATCGGCAAATGAGTTTTGTAGTTTTTTTCTGTTACTCACTGGTTTTCTTGGCCCTGAGTAATCGCCAAGTTTTTCCATCGCGCGCATGGCTGTGTTTTTGTCTATTGCTCCACTTCTTTGGAGCTCCCTGACAGCGACAAGAGCCAGGTCTTGATTTCCAGCAGCAGCAATTTGGTTTGCCACCTTTGCTATATCTTCTGATGTCCCACCGTTTCCAAAGACGCTGATTGCCGCAATCGCCTGGACCATGTCTCCGCGCTCGGATTTTTCTACTCCGGCTTTTGTTAGCGCGCTAACTGCTCTTGCATTTGCATTTCTATCATTTCTAGCTCGGCTCGCGGCACTTGTCATGTCTCTTCCAGAGCTGAACCATGTCCTTCGCGCAGCTGCCCTACCTGCGATTGCATCAGAATCGTCTGGTAGGACCATTCTGCGACTGGAACGCAACGACTGTCTTGTGGCAATTGCTTTTTTGTAGTCCGGACGTGCTGTGTATCCGACGGCACCAACCTTGATGAAGTCACCTCGCTCATAGAGCTCGTCGGCCATTTCTGAAATATTCGTCTTTAGGTCTTCTGCAACTTTCGCAATTTCCGAGTCGCTGATTTCAGCAATATCTCCCTTTTGCCAAGCATTTTCTGCACCAAGTCTTGCTTCCTTGATTCCATATACTTCCTGAAAAGCTCTGCCAAGTGTAAGGCCCTCAACGATGTCGGTTTGCACTTCGTTAACATTTAGTGGAACCTGCAATTCATCACCTAAGCCAAGATTCGCTACGTTTATCCCCGCCCATCTGTGGTGTCCATCCAAAATGTATTTGTCCATTGTTGCGAGTATCGGCGAACTGAACCACTGCTTATTGATTTCTTCAAGGAAGCGCCGTCTGAACTCCTCGGACTTTCTGTCAAGACCTTCTTGCTCTAGTTGGTCTGCGATTTCAAGTGCTTTTTTGGTTATTCCATCTGCCATGCCAGATACTTTTGATGCGACAAGCTGCTGCTGCGACGGAGCATACTCGTTTGCGGGGACTGTTTTTTTACGTACGGATGGACCAGCAGACGGGTCTTCTGGTGTAAGTGTTTCATTTAGGAATTGAATAAATTCACCCTCAAGATTCACCTCGGTGTTATTCCAATCCGTGTTCGAGTAGAACCAATTGAGTTCATCCTCTGACATTGGGTTCGATGATGGTTTATTTTTCATTGGATGACGTTTTTTTAGGGATGCGTATCTTTCACTATCCTCAGTAGACAGTCCAGATGCGGGTTCCCACTTCCCATCGGCTTTACCATTTTTTAACATCCGTATGGCAATTGTGTTTGCGCCTTTTGTTCTTCCGTTTGTCTGGGGCATCTTTTCTCTATCTATGCCGATATGGCCAGAACACAGCAGGTTTTGCATTGCATTATAAAGCCCACATAGGTCAGCCTGGTAGCTGTCGACATAGTCTTTTTTCATTTTGTTTACAAAATCTTTTGATGAGATATCGATGCCTGGATTATTTGAAAGCACATCAGCTTCGTATGCTTTCTTGAAGTTCAACCATCTTTCGTTATTTTGCTCAATGTGGGTCAAGGCGCTTTTCTGCACTGCCTTCTCTAGCTTTGCCTGAGCGCTAGCGGTAAGTGTTAGGTCTGCATCTTTTACAATCACGTGATGGCCGAGTGACATAAGCGCCAACGCTGTCGGTACGTCTTCGGCAATGTATGTGTTTTTGTGCTTTGCGCTAATTGCCTGCCTTGTTGAGCGGACCAGTGATTTACCAAAAACCTTTGATATCTCGTCGGTAGTCATGTCGTCGACGTTTTTCCCACCAGCAACAACTTTGTCGAAAATGTCTGCCGCTTTTGCGGCTGCCTCATCTTCCAGTTTCGCCCTACTTTCTAATTCCTCTACCGAGCTGATACGTCCACTAGAAAGACGTCCGCGCCTGTCGTTTGGTGACATTCTTGAAAGTCGTTCTGTTCTTCTTGAGGTGGATGGAACATCAGGACGAACTCCGCCGGAACGAACAACCCCATTTTCCGACAGCGAACTAATATCTTCGTCACGCATTCTCACTCGAACTCGTCTGTCGAAAGAACTGTGCATTTTAAATGCAGCATTTTCAATCAATTGTGCTATCTGTTCATCTGAGTACCTTCGAAGAGCTTCTGCAACATTTGGGTCGAGCATGTCTGACGCAATGTCGTCGTACTCTTTTGAACCATTACCATTGAGGATTGAGCGCAGCTCACGCATATCAGACGAAAGTTGCTTTCTCCGCGAAGACCGTCTTTCCTCTCTGGAGAGAGTTGGTCCAAAATGTGTAGACCCAGAAGAAAGTCGTCTTGATGGGGCTTCGCCGAAGGTTGACCCGAAATCTGCAACTGAATCAATTATCTCAGCGCTTGTCTCGTCTATATCTGCAGATTCCTTTTCTGTTGAGTCTGGCCTCGATATGCCGAGTTTGCTTCTTCTTATTATTTCTTTATCGGCAACTTCTCTAATTTTCTTAGAGTTTCCCTGTCGCCATATGGCGTCATCGGTTCCAGAGCTGATTCCGTCAACAAGGGCATCAAGTACATCAACGGTGTCTTTCTGTCTTACAATTTCAGCTCTTATCGTTCCATCTTTATCGCGACTAATAATTCTCAGTTTCCCTGGAGGTGCGACGAACTTTTGCTCATCATCTTTTCCGGCATTTGGAAAGACTCCACGATTTCCTTCCGCAACACTAATGATTATTTTCCTCTTTACGCGGCCCGTTTCCTTATCTGTTCCCCGAGGAGATGATGTCGGTTTGGAGCGAGATGTGAGTACACGTCCAGAAATGAAATTATCTACATTTATTTCATCCCCAACCTTTTTCCCCTTAACTTCTACTGCTGGGAAGTCGGATACAACCTCAAATTCAAATGGCGAATCTATCGACGACGAATCAATTGCTTCCATTGTTGGGATTAGTATGTTGCGCACCTGTTCAGACAGCGAACCCTCGTCCTTGCGCCTCGGGTCTACGGCAAGGCCAAGACGGTTGAGGCGAGCATTTCTTGCATTCATCGCCCTACCTACAACAGTTTGCTTTTCCGGAGTTAACATCTGCGCTATTTCTGGGGCTACGAAATCATCCATCTCTCGGATTGCAGCAGCTTGTTCTTTAGTTATCTTTCGACGCAGGCGCGCTTTCTCTCGTTTCGCATTGTCTATAGCTTCTTTTTGCGATTTAAATTTCTTTATTTTCTTAGGTTTTGGTTTGAGTAATTCATCTACCTTGCCATTAAACTCCCTACCGGCCCTTGCTGTTGCACGCGAATCACCACTCTCTGCAATTCGTGAAATATATTCAGAACGGAGAATTGAGCGCTCTTCCATTAATTCTTGAACTTCCGGGTCGTCTTCTAGCCTGTCTTTAACCAAGACGTCAATATCGGCGGCACGGCGAATCAGTTGATTTTCTGATTTTGTTTTTGCTGAAGATGTTATGTCATCAATTCTTTTTGCTTTAGCAAATGCTTTTATTTCTTCGTCATCCACCATTCCTGCATCACGTCTTGTTTTTTCGACTACCCTGTCGAATCTCGATGCCTCACCCTTTGCTCCAACTCCGAATTTTTTCCTCCACTCAGAACGCGAATCAGAGTACATTTTCTCGTAGTAGTCAAGTATTTTTTGACCTTCTTCAATTTTCTTGCTGAGTTCAGCCACTTTCTCTGTTCGCTCTGTTATTGATTCCTCTGTTGCATCTTCTGGTAGTTCAGAAAGCCCATTGAGCTCATTCGTCAAATTATCAAGTTGTGCGCGTATGTCTCTTCTTTGGGCATCAACCAGTGCAGCTTGTTGGAACATCTCTTCTTCATCGAGTTCCGAATAGAATTTTTTAAATTCTTTAAGTTTTTCCCGTCTTTCCTCTATTTTTCGTTTCTCAATGTCTCCGGACATTTCATCGATTTCTTCATCGGAAAGGCGGTCTGCAGAAGAGCTGGAAGTCGGCCTGAATGTAGTGCTTTCCAGTATTGCGCGTTCTTCTGCATCAATATCTGCGCGCTCGGCGGAAAGCCTGCTTCGCTCGACGTCATCCATCCACTCCAATGCTGCGTCTACGTCATCTCCGAAAATAAGTCCCTGTTCACGTAGTGCATGTAGTTCTGCACCAACCTCAAGACCCCATATTTCGCTGCCTTCTGTATATTCGGTTGGGTACTTGCCAGCAAGAAATGCAGCCACTTCACTGCGCTTTAATGCATCTGACATATTTTTCAGGTCCAAGCCATCATTGGAATCCATCATCAAATCCATAACATCACCGCTTGTTAGATTTGTCAACAAGCCTCCACGCTCTTCATCGAAATCAACAGTGACAATACGGTTGCCGACAAACGTCATCGCACCAGTTCTCTTGTCTTGTTTGTACTGAGGGATTTCAATTCTTCCGCCGTTATCGATAGCTTTGCGAAGAATTTTTTGAATGAATGCCTGGCTTTGAATTCCGTGTGAAAACTCATGAAAAGCAATATGTTTAGTAAATGACCTCGGCCCGTCTACAAGCCCTGCCATGTGGCGTGCTGCATATTCGGAATTTATCAAGAAGTCTGCTACTGCGCTCTTCGCCTCTGAGTCACTGACAACTCCAACAGCCGATACGGCAAGTCGTTCATCTGCACGCATGTCTGGCAGCATCGATTCCTGGTTTGTCATAATGCGCTCTAGGTTTACGTGCATTACTCCACGTATTCCACCAGCACCTGGCCTCATGCTTCCGTGAACCGCAGTTCCTGCTTCGTCATTAGTGAAGAAATTGTATTCAATTCGGTCGAAAAATTTAGCGGTTCCTGGTTTTGTTTTGTACAGATGCAAAGCTGTTTCAAAATATGCTCGCTCTGTTTCGTAATATCTCTTAATGTCAGCTTCAATTAAGCGCTCTTGTTCTGGCTTGGTCAGCGCTTTCCAGTTAGCCACCTTCTGCAGGCGGGCTGTTATGTACCTGCGAACCTCGTCTGGTCTCATTCTGGACATATCGCCCATTCCAGAAACATTCGATACGTTTAGGTCCCAACCATCTCTGCCCCCCGTTGCGACGAACAGCTCATTTAGCTTTTCTACTGCCTCGAATACGTCAGCATTTACTGCTCGTGCAGCATCGCTTCTGTCAACACCCAATTCGCTATATAGTTCCGAAACGCTTTCATCGAACTTGATAGCCGCATCCTGGGCATTTATCAGTCCGTTTCTAAAAAGTCGCTGACCTGGCTCAACGTCAACCGTACGCCAATCTGGGGAATCTAGTCTTTCTCCAGTTATCTCGTCGTAATACGGGCTTCTTGCCATTCTGACTGGAGCCCACGGAACATTTGAATCCCACTCATTGTTTTTTATAAAGTTAAGTAGTGTTCTTACTCCGTTTGTAAAACCACCAAGCTCCCCTGATTCCTGCATCTCTTTTGCCTTACGCGCAGCAAAGCGAGAGAATCTGGACGCGCTAAAACCAAAACAGTTGGTTCCGAACATGTCCGTAAATTGGTTTGCAGCAGGGGTTCCCGGAGGGCATCTGAATTTGTTTAGCTCGTCACGGACTACGCCGAATCGAGCAGCAGCTCGCGCAATGAGATTTCCACCAGGAACACGAGAAGAGAGAGGTCTGCCAGGGAGGCGTTTTTTTTCTAGTCCGTTTTCTTTTTCTGTTAGTTCACGTAGTTTGGCTCGTCGCTCATCGAATGACATGCCTGCAGTAATAGAGAATCCATCTATTTCTTCTGCCGATTCCTGGATTACATCATCTGTTTTTGCATTTACTTTAAATTTTGTAAGTTTTATTTGCGGTTTGCGATTAAGCTCAAAAAGCATTTCGTCGAGATTTTTGAAATTCCCAGTTGTCGGCTCAATCCACCCAATGTTTGGCATGGTGTCCATGCCATTTTTGCTTTCGTATGATGGACTAAGTACAAACCTTTTTCCTGGCTCCCACTTCGCTGCAGTTTCCCATCTGTGACCAAATTCGTCGGACTGAACGCCAGGTCTAGTGTCTCCAGTGAATTCACGTTTCTTATTGTCGGTATCTTCGTATGTTTGGCGATTGTCGCCAAGAGCTTTTACTGCGATATCGGCAATAAGTCTTTCCTGTTTGGCTGATTCAATAACTGAAGCCTTGAAAGTAAGAGCCTTTTTATCAACGTCACCAATAGTGCGCGCAGGCGCCAGCATGCGACGCGATACAACTACTCGTTCCTTGTCGGTGAAATCACCCGTCATTGCGGGTTGCCTTTTTGTTAGAGATTGTCGATTTGCTCTTCGAGCAGCTGAAACTCAACCAGTGAGGCGAGGAAGTTTGCATCATTTGGCACCTCATTCTTTTCTGAAGCACCAGCAATCCAGTTTGCTGGAATCAAGCTTTCGAGCTTCAGAGCCCGCGCCCGCTTCATGATGTGCTTCTTCGCTGCTTCTTTATCCTTGGCGCGACCAAATGCCTGAATTGCATTGCGCAAATCAGCTTCGGTAACAATTGGGTATGAACCGTCCGGAAGAGCCATGCCTTCTTTTGCAAGGTCCATTCGTCGTTCTTCGTTGAAAGCACGCTTCAAGGCAAGCTCTGCTGCTTCTGCTTCAATTGCTTCAGCTTCATCTTGCTCGTATCTGTCGTATCCGAGAACCTCTCCATCGAGGGCAACGAAAACATCGTATGACTTTCCGTCGAATCCTTCGATTTCAACTGCGTACGAATCAAATCCTTCGAATACGTCTGGCTCAACAGCCACGACATGTCCATCGAATGATTTTACTGCGATTTCTGCAGCTTCAGTGAAGTCAATCAACTTGTACTCAGACGCCTCTGATTTTTGCTCAAATTCATTTACGTCAAGTTTGTGGAAACCCATAACTTCAGCAGTTGTTCCGTCAATGAATATTTCCTTGACATCTCCACTCTTTGTTTGCACATCAACCACAAACATGTCCGCATCTGCAGAATAGCCAGAGTCGATAACACGACCATTGAACATCTGTTCAGCAAGTCCTTCAACATGAAGAATTCCTGGCATTCCTTTTTCCGCAATGCATCCACCTGGGCAGTCATCGCATACTGGGGCAGAGCCAGCATAAGCCTTGCGCTCTAGGGAGCAGACGTAACCTGACGCACCAATGTCCGATGGCTTTATGCCCATCGACTTAATACGTGTTTCACGGAGGGCATCCCAGTATTCATTACCGGCATCAAAAGACTTTTCCTCAGTATCTTCTTCTTCGTCTTCGTCCATTTCTTCTTCGTCTTCTGCGCCCTCTTCGGCTTCTTCTTCCATGTCCATGTCTTCTTCTTCCATGTCCATGTCTTCTTCGTCTTCTTCTTCTTCTTCGTCTTCGTCCATTTCTTCTTCTGACATATCCATGTCTTCAGCCTTGAACTTACGGCGTCCCTTTGGACCCATTCCGTACATTTTTTCGGATTCAGAATCCATCTCTTCCTCGTCTGCGTCAGTGTCGAGGTTTTCGTCATCTTCTTCGTCCATGTCGTCCATTTCTGGTTCGACATCTTCTTGCATCTCTGGAACCATGCGCTTTTTGGCCATTGACTCTTCTTCGTCTTCGGCCATTTCCTCGTCATCCATTTCTGCGTACATTTCCTTCATGGATGGTTTCTTCTTTTTCTTCTTGTTGCGAGAAACCATGTCCTCTGACATTTCTGGCATCATGTCTTCTGTCATATCTTCCGACATGACGCTTTTCCCATCCAATCCCGAAACTGGAACCATCTTCATTTCAACTGGTACCGCGCCGCATTTGGCGCAAATTTTTGCGCCCTTGACAAATCCGCACTCGCCAGAAGCAAGTCCTTTCGCGCACTTCAGCACGTCTCCGTCGCTGTCGATACTGACATTAACCTTCTCGTCGTAGCTCATAGAACTCCTGTTTGTGCAGGAAAATGACCGGTCTGGACATTAACCATTAAATTGTGCTCTAAATTATAACGTATCATGTCGCAGTAGCGTGAATTAGCAACATTAACTAATTTCTGCAAATTTATTTACTACTGCAATATTTCTATTCTTTTGTTCCTGATTTGCCGAACATGGTTCGACCTTCTTCTTGAAGTCTCTTACGTGCGTTTTCTAATTGCTCTTTACTGAAAATGTCCTCAATTGTGTGGCTTGTGCCAAATATTTCATTGAAACGATTGACCACATCCTGAAGCTCGTTGGATGAGTATCTTGGCTCATCACCCTTAATCTTGCTGAAAGTCTTGCCGCGTGTTTTTGCTGCATTGTTTAGAAGAACGGAAAGATTGCTCGTACCAAGGATGTATTCCTTATTTCTCTTGGTGTTTCCACCAGAACCCTTCTGGGTGTTTGATATGAACTCAACCATCGCCTCGGCAACATTTGCCTTGCTTGCGCGAAGTTCGCCGTCAAGCTTTTGACCATTTTCTGGCCAAACGCTTTCCGCATTCTCAATCATCCCTGTCCGAATCATCTCCTGGATTGCTGCAACTGGCACTCCGTCACTTTCCCATGACTTCCTGTCTTTCGGATTGGTCAAACCGACATCATCCATCCCAAATGACCGCTTCATTCTTTCTCTTAGCTGAGCCATCCATTCGTCTCTGTCAAGACCAAGATTTTCGATGAGATTATCCAACTTGAAATCTCTTCTTGATGTCTTTGCGCCAGCTGGGTTTGTTTCATTGACCGTCGGTGCTGGTGCTTCTGGAACAAAGTCTGGCATTCCCTCGTAAATAAGGTCAGCCTCGGCAGAAGCTTCGCCATCAGCGTCTTCTGGGTTTGGCGTAAATCTTCCAGTTGCCCTAAATTTTGCCACTGGGTCGACTTCTCCAAGAGTGGAGTATTCATCTGAAGAAATGATTTGATTTTCTTCCCTGTCGGCCCAGAACGGATATGCGTCTTTCCCAAATGTTTCAATGATGAATCTGTCGCGCATATTGGCTCTACCGAGATTTTCGGCAAAACGTTGAGCTGACGACATCTTCTCCACGCCCGGCTCGTCTGAAGTTACTGGCGAGAACAATCTCCATCCACCAAATTCAGGTCTATTGCCGAGTTCTGCAACGAGGAACCTGACGGCATTGTGGGATATTCCAGCATCATCATCAGAAATCCTCTTTGCATCCTCTGGCGATAAATTTAGCAATCTTGAAAGGTCGGTGTTGGAAATTGGTTCCGACTTGGTCCACTTCACATCAGCAATTGTGTTGTCTGGATTTCTGACAACATCAAACTCTGTTGGAATTCTGATTGATTCCTTCAGGCTCTTTACTGGAAGCATCCATGTATCTGCATCTGGATTCGAAAGATTTTCATTCCCAGATACGCGACCGATAGTTACTTGTGGTCGACGCTTCATTGCGGCGGCAGCCTTATCCAGGCCCTCATTTATCTGTCGTCTGCGTTCTTTTACTGTTCCGGACTTACTTGACGTATCTAGCGTTATTCCGCGTTTTCTAAAACCATCCCAGAATCTTCTGGCAAACGCGAATGACTCTCCAGTCTTTGAGCCTCTAATTGCAGCAAGATTTGTAGCATTGATATTGTCCGCATAAGTGGACCCGCTACTCATTCTTCGTGCTTTTCTGTCAGCGCGATTTGAACTGTTTACTGAACGTGGCCCACCAATTGCTGCTGTCCGTTCTGGCGCTTGGACTCCTGGCGTTTCTGGTGCTGAGGTTTCTGTAGTGGCCTGTCGCTCAACATCTCCGCCACGAAGTCTTGCTCGTCTTGCCGACCTGTTGGTCCCAGTTCCTGGAACTGCTGTTTCAGGTGCGCTATTTACGCGACCGCTTGAAAGTATCTCTCTTGCGCCATCAGGGAATACTTGCTCATCATCTCCAAATGGGTTCCAAAATCCAGAAGGAGCCTGCTGCTCCTCGGTTAGGAACTTTTCAATATATTCAAAACCCTTTGGATTTTTCTTTGGGTCGATAATCCATGACGTTGCCTCAGACAACTGAATGCGCTTTTTTGCGCGAGTCATCATGACGTAAATAAGGTTTTCCATTTCACGACTTATGTCATTACCTGGAAGTATCGAACCATCGTCTTCAAACTTTGGCTGGAAGAAATCGTCTCCGGCAACCACGTTGTCGAATTCCAAACCTTTGGCTGCGTGTGTTGTTAAGAACGATGCATCAACTTCTGGCTCGTTTGCTGAGTCAGTTATCATTCTTCCAACAAGGCTGAGGAGCAATCCAGTCTCTTCTGGATTATCTCCCTTTATTCTTACAGCGTCATACGCTGGTGCATTCGATGAGCCAGCCTTACGTGGTACGTACTGCTTTTCTATTGTGACTTTTCCTTCCAGATTGAGGTCTTTAATCATTTTCTCAATCCGGCGTCGCATCATAGGCTTTTCGCCGTTCTTGTCACCTGTGTACTGAATTTTTCCTGCTGCGTCCCTGAACTGGTAGACATCAATTATTCCTTCACCGGAAATAATTACTCCATTCTCCCATATCCCATCTGCACCAAGACTTTCGGTATCCAGTTTCCAGAAAACTTCTCTGCTTGGTGTCTGGCCGGTTGGGTTCGGGATGATGTTAAATCGCTTATCACGATTCATCTTGTACGCACCCTTGGCTCCACCGCCGCCTTTACCTGCTTTTTGTTTTCCGAGAGCAATTAGTTCCTCACCAGAAACCGTCGAAGAACTTCCATCTATATTCTTGAATGGGTCAACATCGAGTGGTTCTTCTATTTCTCGTATTCTTGCTCTAGTTAAGACCTCGCCAGTTTGTGGGTCCCTTCGACCTAGCAATCTGTTTAGCCAGTCAAGTGGGGAAAGTTGATTTCCTTCTGCGTCTCGAACCTGCAAAAGCTTGAGCATTGAACCCAGTTGACCATAGGATGATTTTTGACCTGCGCGTTTTCTGATTTCCTCCATTGTCCACGCATTGCCAATAATCTTTGATTCGCGTGGTCGTGTCCCAACAGGACGGAGGACAAACTGATAGTGGCGTAGGAATTCAACCATGTCTCTGTATTTTTCGGCAGGCAATCCAACGATTTTGTCTGGATGCGCTCCGATGAATTCCAAGGCAGCTGTAAGGGTGTTTTTGTTTGAATAAGAAATATATGCCCACGTACCATCTGCGCTTGTTGGTATCTGACGGTAGAGGATTCCTTCCGATTCTGGAACGATGTAACCACGAGCCTTGTCCAGTAGCTCATTTCTCTCTTTTTCTGGCATATCTGCCAGTGACTGTCCGTCTGGACCAGAAATTCCGTATTTCTTTTGTATTGAATCAAGTTTCTTACGTAAATCATTTCCGGTGAGTGTTCCAAGATTGAAGTCATGAGAAACCACATCCTGAAGTCGGCCAAACAACTTGTAGTCCGCAGAAACCTCATCAATCCCATTCTGCCTGTCGGTCATGTTTCCACGACCAAGCATCAAGTTTCCAAGGAACGCAACTGTCTTTCCGTATCTGAATGAGTCAGTCAACGTCAAGTTGAAATCTGGATTGAGTCGAGCGAATGAGTCAGATGAACCGCGGAATCCATAAATTGATTGCCGTGGGTCACCGACCATGACTATTGCAAGATTATTATTCGCAATATTGTCTTCAATCACCTTTTGGAGAACTGGGTTTACGTCCTGAGCTTCGTCAAAGAAGAAAGTCGAAATGGGCTTATCTTCCGTTGCATATCGGCGACGCAATCCGGCGCGTGCTCCACCACCTGTGTAAACATAATCCACACCATCAACTTGGACTATTGAGCCTGGGTCAAGTTTTTTGTCCTGTGCTCTTGCATCTTTCACTTTTCTTGTGCCGTGACCAACCATTCCAGCGTCTGTACGCAGATTTGGTTTTTGCATAGCCCAAATCTTTACTTGCTGGTCGTAATTGGGCAGTACATTGCTGTTCGGGTCGAGCGTGTCGGACCACATTTTGAGTGCTAGGTCAACCCACTCTTGTGGTATCTGGTCGAATGCTGTTTCGGCAGGGTCGATTGGGTCGCCAGACTCGGCAAGTTGCTTATTTCTTTCAATTTCGTGTGGACGAAGCTTGAAATGTTTTTCACTAAGCTCATCATCATCACTCTGTGAATAACGAGTAAGGGCGTTGATGAGAACAAGACCATAATCGTCAGCAGTCAGCTCCACCCCTTCGTGGGTAAGTCCGTCTGGGTATTTCGTGCCGAAATCGTAGTGTTTCGCTACGTCGCGACCACCGCTTCCTGTTTCAAACGAAACGTATCCCAAAGTTCTGAATCCAGCTTTTTTCAATCCTGTTGTGTCGACAGTTTTTCCACCATATCCCTCTGCAGACGTTTGTCTTGTTGATTTAGGGTTTGCTGATGAGTAGTACTCGTTGCCGGCGCCAATACCTATCTTTTTTAGTTTCTCTTTGAACTCTGGAGAAATTCCTGGCCTGTCTTCGAGTAATAGGGACCAGTATGCCAATTGGTTAATCGAAGAGCTTCCTGTGTTGTCAGGCATTCTACGTGCTGCTTCTGCAGCATTTTTCTTATTGAATGTTATGTAATAAAACTGTGACTCCGGAGATTCCTTGGCCATACGAATAACAGATTGTTCAAGTGTGGTGGTTTTACCTGCTCCGGCTCCTGCGCGAACAGCAGCCAATCCACCTTTACCAGTTTTTGTGAAGTGTGCAACGACATCCATAACATCTTTTTGTTCATCAGTCGGCTCAAACTTCATTCCAAACATTTCCATGAACGAACCCTCAGTTCGCTCAATCTTGCGCTTAGGGTCCTTGGCGCCAACAATTGGTCCGCGGCCAGAAGAAAGACGCTTGTTAATTTGGTTATACGTGTTGCCTTCTTCGTCCTTGATAACGAATCCGGTTATGCCGCTTGAAAGACGATTATTCTCGTAGTCCTCAAGGAGAGTTTTTACTGCAGATGGACCTTGTCCACGAACACGCACGCGTTGACGTACTTTGTTTCCTGGTGTTGGTGTGCCGACAACTGGCTTTTTCTTTGGAATTGGGATAGTGATTCGACCAACGATTGGCGCTTCAATTGTGTAGTCTTCTTTACCCTTGCGTTCGCTGTCTGGAACACCAGCGCGCTTGCGCAGCGTTGCTGACTTATTCATAATGTAGTCAACAGCCTGCTGTCCGCCTTCAATTGCACGACGGATTGAGCTTGGGTCGTCCTGCAGTGCTTTGCGCCAGAACGCTAGGTACTGAATATGGTCCTCGCGTATTTGAGGCTCTACACCGAGGAATCCCATCGCAAATGAAGCACCGATTTCTGCGATGAGTTCTTCAAATGCGTATTTCTTTCTCTGTTCTGGGGTGCCCTTCATTCTGCCGCTTAGGTCTCTCTTTAGTCGCGATGGATGGGCTGTCCAGTGAATAATTTCATGCAGAACTGTTCCATAGAAAGCAATTGGTTCAATAAAGTTCTCAAATGGAGGAACATTTATCGTGTCGTCGTTTGGGTCGTAGAATGCGCTGACTCCCTGTTCCTTGTATCTAGGACCAATTTCTTTGATTACATTTTCAATGTCTTCAAGTCGTTGTGCCGCATCAAGTTTTTCTGTTTCTTTGACTTCGTAGACCCATGCTGGCAGTCCGTCCATTTGGTCGGCGTTGAATACTGTTTCAATTTTGAAACCCTTTTCACCAGTACGAATTCCGTCAGCATTTTTTATGTCAAACGGAACGAGGATATTGACACCAAGTTCTCCTGGTTTTGGTTTTGCTTTCTTATTCAACTCACGCCACTGCGAACGTCCAGCCCAACGATTTGTTTTGTATTTGCGCTTTGATGCGACCTGGGAAAGAATCAATTGATTCATGCCTTGATAAATACGATTTCTTCTTGTTGGATTTCGACCGTACAACTCTGGCGAGCGCCAAGGCACTTGCCACTGGCCAGCTTTGCTTGGGTCCTTTAATATCTCATCAAGCGCAGCAATAATTGCTTCACCCATTTGCTGGTACATGTCTTTAATACGAGCTGCATCTGCTTCTTGATTTTCATCTTTTCCAGATGACAGTGTCTGGCCATCCCTGTATTCCCAGAGTGGTCCTAAGTAGTCTTGCTTTTCACGACGAGTGCGCTTGTTTTCTGGCTTTTTTAGGAAATTTTCAAATCCACTAGAAAGTCTTGGCGCGCTCTCGGCGGCACGCGATGCACTGCCTCTTCGAATCTCGGACATGTATCTTTGTTCTGCCTGGCGCACCTCCGTTCTTGTTACACCAAGTTTTTTGGCCATATCCTCAATGGATACGCCATTCATACGCTCTTCGTAAATATCCTGGTCTGTATAGTCTTCTGGGTTCTTTTCTGGTGGAGCGATTTTCCCTCGTTTTGGACGTGGCATTTCTTCGCCGAGGAAATCTCTAATAATTCTGTCGTATGTATCAGTTCCGCTCTCATCGAATGGAAGGTTGTCGTCGCCGTAGGGATTATCTGGGTCGAAATCGTCATCGAGCGCAGGAAGTCTTCCGGATGAGAGTTTTCTATCTGGCTTGTTTGGGCTTGCACCGTCGAACCCATATGAGTTCATCCAGCGAGCAAGAGTCTCTTTATCGTTTGGGTCCCATGTTCCAGTTGACGGGCGACGCTCATAGACTTCGCTGCGTAGCGCACTATCAAGTCCTTTTAGAAACTGGCTCTCGCCGTCTTCGCCAACATAATTTTTATTCTTGTCCTTTTTGTCTTTTCCGGCAAAATACTTATTTGTTGCATCGAGGTATGTGCCTAGTGTGCGAACAAAATCGTAATACCACTCTTGATACGCCTGTCCGCTCTTTGCTTTTTCGTTGAATTTTGCTGGGCGCTTCTTATCGTCGCCTTGCCATGCTCTTCTTGCTTGGTTGTACCCAAGCTCGCGCCCTCTTAAGAACTCTGCGGAACGTGTATTGTCTGTTTGGTAGCGAGGCACTTCCTCCCAGCCGAAGCCCTTATCAACCCATTCCTGTGCAGTCTTGTCAAATGCTTCTCGTCTTGCCTGTTCATCTGGTGCGACACCAAACTTACTCTCGGTTTCTTTTCCAAGACCGTGACGTGAAGTATTAAATTGTGAGCGTTTCTCAGCTCCAGAAGAGAAGGGTTTTGACGGTGTTGCCGGTTTTTCATCTTGCACGCCGACGAAGCGGGGTCGTGTTGTTCCTTCATCTACCCAGCCATCGTTGTCGGGGTCGAAGTCGCTCCCCGTTGGTCGTCGATTTCCTGGTGTTCCGCCGGTTGGCATGTCAATGTCGCCACGGCGATTTCTTCTGTCTCGACGGCCACCGATTGATGGTCTGTCAATGAGTCTGCTGCCAACGTAGCTTCCTAGTCTTCGGCCAATCGCTTTTGACTCAAACTCAGAGCTATCTAGAAATTTTTTTTTTATGTTTTCCAGAGCGTTATCGACTGCTTCAATAAAATCTAAACTAACCCCGGATTTGAGAACGATTCCATCAATATCCACTTCTGCATCAACCATGTAGTAATCGAGAATTGGGTCAATTTCTTGCTTGACACGGAACGCGTCATTTGGGTGAAGCGGAATGCAGTATTGCTCATCGAATGAGTTGTCATCTTTGCCAAATTCAGAAAGTGATTTAAATTTGCTACGCTTCTTTTTTCTCTTACCTACCGCTCCGCGAAGCATGGCCATGACAAACTCGCCAGGGTACTTAACTTCTAGGTCTTCAATAGCTTCATCGAAATTTGCGTCTTCTTCAATTTCGTATTCCTTTTTAGCAATTCCATCGACATTGACAACGCCTTTTGGAATTACTGCAAAACGACATTTGCCTTCTGGTTCGATGTCCATATCAACAATCTTGCATGACCCATCATTTTGGAAGAACACGCAATTTGCACACTTGACGCCGATTGATGCGATGGGATTTTCTGAAGCCGGTTTATATCCAGCCCACACACCATCTTTATCTTCGTTGAACTTGCCGTGGCGTTTTACAATTTTTAGCAAAGCGTCACGCAGGTCCGCTTCCTCTTTATCGAGGTTGTTCTTATCTATTGGCTTGTTATTGCCCTCTTCGTACTGAACTGCAGGGAGCGGAACAACAACAACACCCTCCATGCCTGGCTTGACAGCTATTGGCATTGATGGCATCTGCTGTGGGCGGACCATTCTTCTTGGCTCATTTGGCGGAACCATCATTGGTGCTGTTTGTGGTGCGGACGGTCTCTGCATCACTATTTCTTCTGGCGCGCCGAACATCATTCGACCACCCGTTCGACTCCAGCCACACTTGAATCTCTTAACTGAACCGTCAGCCACACGACGAGCAAATGTCAGATTTTCGTCGTCCATTTCCATGAGCGATATTTTTGTGCCAAGTATTCCTGAGAGTTGCTTTTCAATTTCCAACTTGTTCGGCTTTTCATCATCCATCATCATTACGGAGCTATCTTCGCCGTATGGGTCATCTGTCTTCACGGAAATTGTGCCAGTCAGTTGATTGGCTCCATGAAGAACTGGAGACACTTCATAAAGCTCCAACTCGTAGATTACGTTTGCCTGAGACTTTTGGTCATACTGTGCGCGCAGGGTTTTATATCCAATCGACCATTCTTGTTCTTCTCCAAAGAAAGCAACCATCGTGAAAGCTTCGCGGCCCTTTTCTGACTGAAGATTAAATTGAACTTTTGCAAATAATCCGCCGATTCCAGCAAGCTTCATTTTTAGTGGTAGGCGTGGGTCAGACGGTGGCACCTCGTAAATTTCGAGTACTTTGCCGATTGGGTCATTCCAGTTATGGCCCCACACAACACGCGGCTTGCGGCGCTGAAGACTCTTCGTAAAAGCACCACTTGCGCAAATATCACCAACAGAGTCTTTATTGCCGATTCCAGCTACAAAGCACTCAACAATTCCTTGCATCTCATCGAGATTGACGGAGCCGGCTTTCTGTGAAGCGGAGCCAAGGGATGTCGACTTGTATTCAAAGTGGTCAGTGGTCATTTAATTCGCTTTCACTAAGACTCAATAGATAATAAACGACCAGATAAATCTGCAGTGCAAGTATTGAGAATTGCTTTTCTTTTACAGAAACTATTTAGTGAAATAGTTAGAACTGAGCGAAGTTCCAGGCTCGGCGTGTCTCTTCTTCAGCAATTTCGACATGTTCTTTTGCAAGAAGATTTGCATACATTTCAATTAGCTCTTGTCTGAAGGATGAAAATCTTCGCTCTTCGTCAGAATAAACAAACGATTTAAGCATTATTTCATTGATATTAAAGGCTGTCTGCTCATTTATTTTTTTGATATTTGCAACGTGTGAATCAACAGCTCTCAAGAAATCTAGAGGCGGTATAGCTCTTGGCGACAAACCCTTTACATGCATTCTTTCGCGTTTTGATTCATGCGAGTCATTGATAATCGCGGAAACAACTGGCTTTAGGTCATCTTCAAATTGCTTATTCCATGAGTCAATCGAGAGTATTGAATCGATGTCAAGCGTTCCAGCCATGAGCCCTTTTCTTGCCTTGCTTCCACCAGACTTTTCCAGTACAACTCGTTGCTGTCTTTCCAGAATTCTCTCAATTCCTCGTGAAAGTATTTCCGACCAACGCTCAATTGAAGTTTCTGTTCTGTCTTCGACAGCTGGCTCAGCTGATTTGTACTGCATCTCGCCGCTTTCCGCGGTGAGCGCTCCAGGTGGAGTTGGTGCAGCTCCAGTTTGTAATGCGGCTGCTTCTGGCGGGAGCGTACTTTGAGCAAGCTCGCCTGTTTGTGCAACCTCGGCCATTGCACCCTGCATCGTGTTCGGGTCAAGGGGGATATTTTCCATCGGTGGGGCCTGACCTGGCATTGGCGGCATTCCAGGAATTGGTGGCATACCGGGAGCTCCAGGCATACCTGGGGCTGCACCAGGGACCATTGCAGCGTTCTCGTCCATCTTCTTCTTTGTATTCGCAATCGGAATTAAGTTTGGATTAGCGAGGAGTGAGTCAGCAAGGTCGGACTCAACTTCTTTTCTTGAGGAACCAATTCGGTATTCGTTTCCGCTTATCAATCCAGCTTGAAACTCTGTAAGCAAATATCTATCGCGCTCTTGCTTGTACAACTGAAGAATTGGAACTTCGCTCGTATCGAAGTCGACATAGTTTTTATCGTCCAACTCATCAAGTGCTCGCGCAATCGGTTCTAGGTGCGGCAACATTGTTTCCATCCAGAAGACACGTATTTCTTCCGCAGCATTGCTGAATGTTCTTCCAGCTGCGTTTCCTATTACTGATTCCGGTACACCGAATGCAGCAAGAATTTCTTCTTTCGTAACTTGGCGCATCTGGATATACGCGGCATCGCGCGGGCTCGCTGATGTGTCAACAAAATCAACGCCATCGTCTGCTGCGATTACTGTTGTATGTCCAGTCTTGGATAGGTTGCCACGGAACCTGCTCTTTAATTCTTCTTTATCGTCTTCATCTATTTCTCCACGGACTACAAGCAAGCCGCCAGGACGGCCGTCATTAAGGAGATAGTTTCTGTTGTAGAGCTTCGCAAGATTTTCAATTTCAATAGCTACACCAGCAGCCTCGAGCGGAGTAAGTGACAGATATGGGTCAAGTGGGTGTGGACGGCGAATCCAGCAAACATCTTCTGGCTTAAGTATTACCTTTTCTCCGTAGGGCATGGCAACTTCATAGCCGGAAACAAATGTTTTCGGATGAGGGATTGGCGCCGTTGCCTGTGGTGGTAGAAGATTGAGGGCGATTATTCCGCCGTCTCTTCCGCGTATTTTCTCAATAAATGCTCCGCGCGTACCAAGAAGAAGCTGTGCAGAAAGCCTATATCTAAAGATAAAACTATTTTCCCCAACGTTGGCTCTTGTGTTTAGTAGCTCGAGCAACGTGGAGCGATTTGCTTCTTTACCAACTATTATCTCGCCCTTGTTGGAATTATCTTTTCGAAGAATCACTGGCAGTCGTGCCTGATTACCGGCAATTGCATCAATACACCTGTTTACCCAGGTGATTTTGGACATGCCCTCGCGATATGCGCGTTCAATGTCCCATGAATCTCGATATGGTTTATGTACAAGACCTGGGTTTGCCGAAATTGGTGCACCAAAGGCAATCTGCTTTGAGTCAGACGACTTGAGTGATTTATCTTTTGGAGAGTTCCAGCCCATATTTTATTTACTCAAGCCCTAATAGAAATCCGAATATTCCACAACCGATACCAGCAACAATCAAACCGACGGGCATGGCAATGAGACCAGCACCAATACTTGTTAATAGTATAAACGAAACCATGAATAAATTAGCGAAAGTACGCCTGTTGTACACTGTCTTTGCCCTGGAACTGACTTTATTAACTGCTTCTTTTAATTTGGGCATATAAGATACAGTAGCGCATAATTTACGATTGTCCGTGGACAAGAAGACGCCGAGATATTTACATGACACAAAAACCGAATTGGGCTGAAGTTCTCGAATATCTACAACCCAAGATGCCTCCCTTCTGTCCAGAGGAGCCATCAATAAACCAAAAAGTTTTTTTAAGAACTAATTCAATAGAAGCCCTATTTGGTGGTGCAGCAGGTGGTGGAAAGTCAAGCGCTTTGCTAATGGCTGCGCTCCAGTATGTAGATGTGCCTGGGTATTCGGCCATTCTTTTCCGTAGAACTTTCGCTGACCTTTCGCTTCCCGGAGCCCTGATGGACCGCTTTAAGTCCTGGATGTCCAACTACGATGATGTGCATTGGAATGCAAATAGCTTCATCGCCACTTTCCCATCTGGCGCCCGCATTTCATTCGGGTATCTAAATAATGCCAATGACTATTTACGCTATAAAGGCTCGGAATTTCAGTTCATCGGAATGGACGAAGTAACCGAAATCCGTGAATCTGATTATCGCTACCTATTCTCCCGTTTGCGTCGCCCTGCGAGCGGACCAATTTCTCAAGTGCCATTAAGAATGCGTTCAGCATCAAACCCTGCTCCCAACTGGGTTAGACAGAGATTCATTGTTGAGGGTCGTCAGGAAAACCGCATTTTCGTTCCATCTAAGTTGACCGACAACCCAGGAATTGACGCTGAATCGTACCGACAGGCCCTTGCTGCACTTGACCCCGTGGAAAGACGTCGCCTAGAAATGGGCGACTGGTGGTCGACAACGCTCGGAACTCTTTTTGAAAGAACTTCATTTATTATTATCGACCCAGAAGAAATCCCTGAAATCAAAAGTTCTGCCCGTGTTGTTAGATTTTGGGACCTTGCTGCCACCGAACCATCCCAGAGCAACCCGAATCCAGACTATACGGTCGGAACGTTGATGATGTTTGACGGCGGTGTTGCCTACATTCTGGATGTAAAACGAGCACGAGTAAAAGGTGAAAAAGTAGAGCAGCTGATTGCCCAGACAGCTCAGGAAGATGGTCTGGGAGTATCAATACGAATGGAACAAGAACCAGGTTCGTCGGGTAAAGCACTTGCCGACCAATATGCCAGGTATGTGGTTCCTGGGTACGATTTTGGGGCAATACGTTCTACTGGAGACAAAGAAACTCGCGCACGGCCATTCGCCGCCGCTGCAGCCAACGGAAATGTACGTATTATTCGTGCACCTTGGCTGACTGCATGGATGGATGAATTTTCATCTTTCCCCGAAGCCTGCGACCACGACGACCAGGTCGACTCGGCTGTCGGAGCATTTACGTTTTTAACTGGCCTGGGGTTGCCACAGAGAAAGCGTGTCTCTATACTGATTTAGTAATTACTTAAACTACTACTGAATTAAAGGGGCAATAAAATGAATGTTGTAGAAAAGATAGAGCAGATTCGCGCACTGATTACCGAACTGGATTCAGAACTTCAGTCCATTGCTGACTCTGATGTTGAGATTCCAATTGCTTGTGGAATTTTGGCAGACATCAATTTTCTTAAGCGAGACCTAACTTTTGTTTATGACGGGTACGCACACCTTGTTGGCAAAATCATGGGGTCAACTGAATCAATCAAATTGGACAACGGCGCAGAAATCGAGAAGAAATCTTCATACGACAGAAAGTCGTGGGACCACAAGGCGCTTGCTTCTGCGGTTTCGGACAAGTTGGTGAAGATGTCCATTGACATGGATACCGGCGAAGTACTGAAGTCACCACGAGAAATAGCCATGGATATGGTTACGTATTGTGCTCCGTCATATTGGCGAGTGAAAGAGTTGAACAAGATTGGAATCAATCCAGACAATTATTGCGAAGTTGGCGAACTGAAGACTAGCATTATTGTCCGTAAGCCAAAAGATTCCGAATAAATACACCACCAACAAGGGATACAAAACATCATGGAACAAAATCAAGTAAAAGACGCTTCATCAATCATGAAGGAGCTGTATGCGCAGTTCCCACAAGAATCAGAACGCACAATCGTCAAGAGCGGCGTATCACTTGTTTACTTGCCAATCAGCGAAGTAATCAATCGACTAAACAAGGTTCTCGGCGTGGAGGGCTGGTCATTTGAAATTATTTCAGTTCGTCGCGACGAAATTGACCAAGATGAATTGGTAGCGCACGTTGCGCTTACTGCAGAGATTGGCGACAAGCGAGTGGTTAAACATGGATTTGGTGGCTCAAACGTAAAGCGCGCTAAGA